TTAATAAAAAATCTTCTGTTGAATTATTAGTAGGTTCTTCATTTATATCTTTTTGTATAAAAGGTTGCCCACTATAACCTCCATTAGGTCTATCTTTACTATACTTTAAAGACTTAAGGTCTGTTTTTAAATTTACTAAATCAGACATCTATTATATCCTTCCTACTCCAGCATCAGGTGCACTATTTTTATAAGTACCATGTTGAAATGTATTATTAATAGGCATTGATTGACCATCTCTAAGAGGGGCGGTTGGTGCTTTAGTACTATCACCTGGTATATCTAATTGTGAAGGTCTAGGTGCACCTAAAACTTCTGGATTTCCATCTATTGAATAAAATCTATGAAGTTTTGATTGGTTTTTATCTCCTATTATTGCATCTCTTTCGGTTTGAAGGTTAGCTGAGTTACCTCCTTGACCAGCTCCATAAGCTGATCCGTTTTGTATAAATTTTTCTTCTAGTCCCATTATGTTATGTTTTATTATAAATATTAAATTATTGGACTGATCGTTCAGATGTATTAATTTCTTGTCCTACTTGACTGCCATTCATTTCTATAGTTGTTGACTTAGCTAATATTTGTCGGTTTATTGTTGCTAAATTTTGAATTTCTGCTATTAAAGCAGCATCTCTTCTTGCTCCTCCTCCTCTTTCTGGTTTGTCTTTACCACCCATTAAATCAGTTCCTGCTATAATTTCATCATCTTTATTTAATTGAATAGATCCTTTAGGTCCTGATACTACCATGCCTCCATCAGATCCAATCATACCGTCATTCATAAAATACATACCTACAGCTCCCATTGCAGCTGCAACTGCAGCTACAGCAATTACAGTACCTAATCCAAAAGTAGTCATAGCATTAGTAGTAGTTGCAGCTCCTGCTTTTGCAACTTCAATACCTAATAAAGTAGTTTGACGAGCTATATTAACCATACTTAAAATATTCATAGCTACTTGTAGGCCTTTTATAAGTACATAAGCAGCTGCTATACCTTTAATAATATTTGCTATTTTATTAGCTATTCCTTCACTTTTCATTAAACCATCTACAAATGCTAATACTGGGGTTGACATTTCTATAAAAACTTCTGAAACTCTTTCCATAGTAGCAGCAAGCCTATCAGCTATAGATGCTGATTCTAATTGGGTAAGTAAATCTTTATCTTTTATTTTAGATGCTGCTTCTTCTTTACTCATACCGCTATCTATCATAGCATTGTATTTTTCTTGGGCATCATCTATACTTTTAAATCCTGAGTCTCTTACTACTTCAAGTTCTTTTTGTCCTTGAACCATATCAGCTAACTCTCCTCTACTCATTCCTAAAGCTTTAGCTGCTGCTTCTTGTGCAATAACGTTTTTAGTATCAAAGGCATTCATTATAGCTTTGTTTTTCATAACTTCATCTGCTACTGTAGCCATATCTCCTTCTAGTGCTGCTGCTCTTGCTCTTTCTAAATTAATATCTTTCCCAAGTAATAATTCAGCTTCAAGTTCTGCTTGTATTGAACCTTCAAAATCTAATAAAGATGATGATATTTTTTCTACCCCTGATAGATTTGTACCTAAGGCCTTAGCAGCCATTACCTGGTTAGTTAATTCTTTAGTACTACCCTTAAAGGTTAGTTGTAGTGCTTTAGAAGATTTACCTATTGCATCTTGAATCTTCTTTGTGCTCATTGTTAAACCTCTAGCTTTATTTTGTTGTAAAACTGTTAATTTTTGGGTTTTTAATAAATCCTTAGCTGATTTACCAGATTTCATAGATTCAAATGCAAGTACTCCCTGAGTTTCAGCACTCATATTTGTTGTTTTAGCTATTAGAGTCATATCAGAAGCTAACTCATCACTAAATCTTACATTAGAACCCATTAAATCATTTAGTCTTCCCTGAGTTTCCATTAAACCTTTAGAACTAACTAAAATATTGTCTGAGGCCTGAGCTACTTTAGACATTTCTCCTCTAAGTTTAACTGATTCCTTGTAAGATATTCCTTGATTTTTAGCAAATTCACCAGCTGATTTATCAATATCTTTCATTATTGAAAATATCTTCATAAAAATAGCTAAGGGTCCAAAAGCTTTATCTAAGCTCCCTATTATAGAACCCGCCATTTTACCTGCAACTTTTAATTTATCACCTATGGTAGCTGCATTTTTTCCTCCTTTAGTTAAAGCTGCAGATAATTCTCTTCCTTCTTTAACAGCTTTATCTAGACCCATTGATTTACCTAAACCACTAAGCCCAACTTTTTTGAGTACTCCTCCTAAACCTTTTATTCCTTTACCAAATCTACCCATTCCACCTTCAATATTTTCAGCTCTTCTACCCATCTCTTCCATTTCCTTATCCTGAAGTTTTAAAGCTTTAAATTGTTCATGGTAAAGTTTAACAAGCTTTTGTTGTTCTGGGGTCATTTTAGAAAATTGGTCTTTTAACTGCCCAGCAACAGTTTCTTCTCCCTTTAAAATTTTCTCTATATCTAAATGCTTTGATAATTGTTTACCCATAGTTTGAGTAAGTTCAAATGCTAATTTTTTCTTATTTTGTTCGTATTTAACTTGTTGTTTAGCTACTTCTGATATATCTTTTTGACCTGTGGTTATATCTTCAACCATCATAGAAGTTTCTTGTATTGTCTTAGCAATGTCTTTAAAAGCTTTTCTAGTTTCTGCTACTTGAATGTTATTTTCAAAATGAGCTTTAGCAGCTTTAGCAGCTTCATTAGCAAAATCACGGGAGGCAAATACTGCCTCACTCATTTCCTCCCTTATTTTTACTACTTCTTCTGCTATTTCTCTAGCACTTTTAGCTGATTCACTTGCCATAATATGATACGTTTACCATAAATATTAAAAAGTATTATTTTTTAGCTCTTTTAGAAATATAGCTTGAAGATTTTTTATTTTGATTAAATATTTGCTTTACATGATCAGGCACAGGATCACCTATATTTGTTGATGTTGAATTCTTATTTGATTTTTGAGAATCTTTAATGTATTTAGTTTCTTTTTGGTTTTGTTCTTGTATTTCTTTAACTGTAAAGTTTCTTAACCAAATAGGCATATTGTAAACAGTGAAATAATCATACCCACCATTCCCATGGTACACTATACTATGTATAATTTTAAATACCGAAAGTCTATATTCCGGATTCAGGCCAAAAAAACCCGGCTGTCATAGGAATGACAGCATCCTCCTCAGTACCATTTTCTCCAACAAAATCAAAACTCATAATAATATCGGGTTGAGTCTCCTTTAAATGACTTCTTAATGCTCTAGAATCTCTAGCTAACATATAAGTATCTATAAAATCTCTAATTATTTTATTATCGGTATCTCCATTTACAGATGTAATCATATATTTTAATCTAGTAGACATTTGTGGGTCTGATTGTTTGTTTAATTTTTTAAGGCCTTTAATTTCTGATTCTATTTTTTTCTCATCTCTATTAGTTAAGATTTTATAAGTAATAGATGTATTAGTATGAGGTAAAGTAAAAGCAAATTCATTGGACCCGTTTATCATAGTAGTTTCATCCAAGAATCTAGTTTCTAATTCTGTTAAATCTACAGTTACAACTTCTCCTTTATACATAAAATCATAATCTTTACCATAACCTAAAATACGAGAAGAAATTAATACTGCATTTTTATCACCTACAATCATATCATCATAGTTTACATTTTTATCAACTAATAAAGATTTTAATAATTTATCTATTACAACTCCTTGTTTGATATAATTTTGGTTAGTAAGGATATCTTCTTCTTTAGCAGTCATATATTTCATTTCTACTTTTCCGCTTGATAGTGGGTTGTCTTTAGGATATACTAATCCTTTTGAGGGTAAGGCTACTTCTTCAGTAGGGAATTTTAATTCGCTCATAATCTTTTATTTGTTAATAACTTTTACTTTATTATAAATACCAATATAAAAAGGAGATCTAGCTAAGCCAAATCTCCTTCAATAAAATATTTAATTATTTTTAGAAATTTAATACTGCGTAATCAATTGCTACTTCAATTGAAATATTAATTGCTGTATCTGCTGTATCCCAGTTATACTCTCCAAAGTTAGTGTTTACAATAAAGGCACCTTTTAAAATCCATTCTGAAACAATATCACCTACTGGTCCTAAAACATTAATAGTTAAATCTTTTTTATAAAAATCAGAATAACCATCTCTACCTGTTACAGATTCGTGATGTAATCTTACCCATTCCATAGTTGCTTGAGCACCTGAAGGAGTAATTGGGTCAAATAATGTCATTGTAACATTTTGCCACATTGATTTACCTTTAACTTTTCTTTCTACATTAATGTGGTTTAATGTTACTACACCTTGTTGTAATGTTACAGCACTAACTTGCTTTATTAGGTAGCTAGGCATCCCATCCATGTATAGGACAAACCTATTCGCTTGTTTGGGTTCAAACGCTGTGTAAAATATTTCATTGGGATCTAATACTGCCATTTTTTATTGTTTATTTTCGATTATAAATATCTAATTCTTTAATTTTTTATACCGGGAAAGTAGCTCCTGTTGGTAATATGTTGAAATCTAGGTATATAAATTCAGCTGTTTTAGTTGGCTGTAAATATATTTGTCCAATTAATTGATTTCTGTCTATTACATCTGGTGTATTATTACTTTCATCCATTACTACTTTAAAAGCATATAATCCTTGTCTTTGTTGTACACTTTCTAAATATGGGTTAACTTGTGCTAAAAAATTATTTCTTGTAGCTATTGTATTTGCCTCAAATACTAAATTGTCTGCTATTTGTGAAATATAATTCTTAAGAGCAATTAATAATCTTCTAACATTTACTCTATCTAAAGCACTTGCTTTTTTCTGTAATGTTTTTTGCCCAAATACTACTACTCCTGTGTTTGGGAATGTTGCTATTGGATTAACATTATCTTGATATAGAGAATCTCTATTACCATTAGTTAATTTTCTTTCTGCTCTAACTACAGTTCCTAATCCACCTCTGTTTAATCCAGCGGGTGCAAACCATGCTTCACCTGCTCTATCATTAAAGGCATATACACCTGGCATCATTGCTGAAGCTGGTACCCAAACTAATGATCCTAAATCTGGATCAATTGTTTGAACCCATGGCCAATATGTAGCTGCATATGAAGTGTCTCTTCCTGCTGCTTGAGAAATTACATTATTAATACCTGTTCCATAAGGTACACCATCAATAACTGCTATATTATCTCCTCTAAATGAAGCATTATTTATCATTGTACTGATAGGTCCTGCATAATCTTTATCATATAAACCCGGTGCTGTAATTAAATTATATCTAAATGCATCTCTATTAGCTAATAATTGTAAAGAAATTGTATAATTATCTGCTACTAATCCTTGAGTATTTGAAGAGTTAATATTTTCATAAAAATTAGCTACTTTTGGGTTAAATGCTGTACCTAAAGCTCCTGAAAATTCACCTTGTCCTGCTACAGGAATAGATGCTGTGTATTCAGATTTAGCACTTCCATCATTATCAAAATAGTTTAATGTTTTAGATGCTACAGATTTTACTCTTACAAAATTACTTAATGTGTTAAATGAACCTTGATCAGCAATATAGTATTCATTAGATGAAGGATCTTGAGTAACTACTTGTTTTGAGTTACCTATTACTTTTTCAATATAATTATTAGAATTTGGATCTAAAGATAAATTTGTCCAAGTTTCTAATACTGTTCTAGAAGTAGTAGTATCATTACCTCTTCTAATTAATAAATTAAATGTACCAGAAGCAGTGTTTGGGGAAACTATTTGCCATCTTATATTATCCTTAGTACCATTTACTAATGTTCCATTTGAACCCGTAGCTCCTGAGCTATTCATAATAGCACCTTCACTTAATGTTTCTAATACGAAAGCTGTTTGGTCTACTATGTCACCATCAACTAAAGTAAACGTTAAATCAGTTCCACCTCCTAAAACACCATTAGCTACTGTAATAACATCACCTACAGCATATCCTGCATGTGAACCCGTTGCTACTAATGCAGTAGTTTCTACAAAGAAATCACCTGCTACTAATGTGAAAATAGGATCAACTCCTCCACCTACTGAAGCACCTATAGAGGCTGATGGGAATGTTATTGTTTCTCCTGTTACAAATCCAGAACCTGTAGTAGTTACAGTAATACTAGAAACATTATCAACAGCGTCTAATACTACTGTTGCAACTGCTCCAGTACCACTTAAACTGCCTGTTAAAGCAACACTTGGATGAGAAGCAATAGAACCATTTGTTGGTTGTGTTGTAATACTAGCTAATAAAGCATCTGCTGTAGATAATAATTTTCCACTACCACTTGATTTTGTAGCTGTTACTTTTAATCCTGAACCTGTTCCTCCACTTGTAGCTATATTAGCGTAAACAGCAGCATCACCTCCAGTACCACCTGAAGTATAAGAACTAAATAAGTTAGTTGCGTCTGCAATATCTCCACTTTCTACATCATTTTGAATAGCTGTACTAGTTGCAGATGTATAAGAACCTGATACTGCTCTAGTTACTAATAATGAACTACCTCCTTGTTGGAAGTAATTATATGCTGATATTGAAGTAAAATAAGTGTATTCTGCACTACCACTTTCTACTTTAGCACCAAATCTATTTTGATAATCTGAATAAGAAGAAACTATTGTTGGTATTCCTACTGGTCCTTTAACTGTAGGTCCTAATATAGCTGCTCCTGCTTGTACTGGTTGTCCAGAGATAAATGATGAATCTGTTTCTCTTGCTAATACACCAGGGGATAATAATACTTCTGCCATTTTATAATATGTTTATTTTGTTTATAAATATTACAGAAGGGGTTAAAAACGCAATTATTTTGTAATTAATTCTGAGTTTTCTTTAGTTTCTGTAAATTTTCCTGTAGATAAATCTAAATTAATATTACCATATTTTTTCTCAACTTTTTTTAATTCATCCTGGAATTTTTGTTCTGTTAATTCTATGTTATTTGTAATATTTAATTTTTCTTTAGTAAGTTTTTGAATTTGAAATTCTAATATTCCTAATTGATTAATATTTTGTGAGTTTTCAATTTGGATTTCATTAATATTTTTAAATTCTTCTTTTGTTATTTCTTTTAAATCTGACATAACTATTTTTTATTATTTACTTCTTTATTTTCTTTTTCTGATTTTTCTTTTTCTAATATTTCTTTAGCTAATGTTGCTTTTTTATCAGCTTCTTCATCTATTTTATTAACTTCTCCATTAACTTTTGATATAAGTGTAGCCATATATATAGCATCACTTCCTTTTATATCTAAAGCACTTAAAGATTGGATTATAACGGTTAATTCTTCTCTATTAAACATATTATTTTAAATTTGTGTATTGATTTTGTAATTTTAATACTAAATTATACATGGTTTCTAAATTATCTCCTTTAAAGGTAGTTCCTTTAATTAAATTTAATATAATAGTAATTTCTTTTTTATCCAAACTATTTTGTGAAAGAAGTTGAGGATTTTCAGCTTTTAAAACTTCTGATTGTTTTCTTAATTTATTTATTAATGACATAACTTAATTTTTTAAAAAAGGGCTGACTAATTAAAGACAGCCCTTGTAATTGTTTATTATTTATTATTTTTTATTTATCAAGGATTAGGTATATACATAAATAAAGAATCTGCTTCATCTGCATTAGAATCTCTACAAGTATTACCTACCATTTCTTCTTCTGGTTTGAAAGTTTTAGTATTAGGATCTCCAGCTACAGATGATATGTGTAATCTTACATTTCCTTTAATATTAGATAAATTAGCAGTAGAACCATTACCAACACCCATTCTCCATCCTCTACCTTCTAAATTATTAGAAGTTACTGATGCTGTAAATCCCATCTGTATAGATGAATTTACACCATTCATACCTTGGTAACCAAAATTTTGTGTTACTGCTGGTGCTGAACCTGAATTTACTAATATAAATTTATCAGCTGTTTCTAAATCAGTTTCATGAGCAAATGATGGTGTTCCTTGTACTTGGAAGGTGTTACCAACAACTTCTACTACTTCATTAACTTGACCTAAAGTTAAGGTAGTACCATCATCATTTAATCCAATTCTACCAATAAAGGCTTCATCACCATCTATAGCTACAGCACCTCCATTTGAAAGACTTATACTACCAGTTCTAATACTAATTACATTATCATGGGCTTTTAAACCACCGTAACTACCAGCAGAATCAACAACTAAAGAAGCTGAGTCAAATATAACTACTTTATTTGCTGAATAATTAAAAGTATTTAAAGCAGTAGAATTAATACCATTAGCAGCTGTAAGGCCTAAACCAGTTAATCCATTAGATTCATTTGGGGCTTTTTTTGCTAAACTACCTCCACCTGAATTAACAATAAATTTCAAATTATTTGTGTGTTGTAATCCAATCTTATCAGTTAATGTATCATAAAAAATTCCCTTTTCTCCAGCAACTAC